TTAGGAACATTAAATACTTTAGAAATAGATACGCAAAAAGCCTGGGACCGCGTGCATTTTGCTAATATGCTAAAAGAACCAGGAAAAAATAAAACAAGAAAAAATAATTTTAATTTGCCCGATCTTATAAAACCAAAAGATTGGAAAGAACCTTACCATAAAGATAACATAGGTATGTTAGGAGAAATATACAATGAAACAAAAAAATAAACTGCACCCAATTTTAAAAGAAGCAAATGATACGTTGCACAGCAAAAGCCAGGATTATGGCGAATTAGATTTTAGTAGAGAAAATTATTTTCCTTATAAAGACCTTAGTTATATAACAATGCTTCATATAAAGCTTGAAAGATTAAAAAATTTAGTAGAAAACCAGGACCCTAATTTTGAAAGTCAAATTGATAGCGTATTAGATTTAATAAATTATGCAGCTTTTTATGGATCATATTTAAAAAATAAAAATGGCTCATAATTTTGAAACCGAATATTTAAGATTAATATTCGAAGTATTAGATCGCGGCGAAAGAAAATTTGATCGAACAGGCATTGGGACCATAAGCTCTTTTGGGCAAAATATAAAATTTGATTGCAGCGAAGAGCCTCCTGTATTAACTATGAGAAAAATTTTTACAAAAGGGGTTATAGGAGAATATTGTGCTTTTATGCAAGGCTTTACAAAAAACAAAGATTTTAAAAAGTTTGGGTGTAATTATTGGGAGCCCTGGGCTGATGAAAACGGAAATTTAGGATCAATTTACGGCCGCCAATGGCGAAAGTTTAATGAAGATTCTAAAGGAGATCAAATAAAACAATTAATCAAAACAGCAAAAAAAAATCCTGAAAGCAGACAAATGGTAGTGACAGCCTGGAATCCTTTGCAAATAAAAGAAATGGCTTTACCTCCCTGCTTTCATAGTTTTCAAATTTTAATTAATAATAATAAATTAAATATTCAAGTAAATCAAAGAAGCGCAGATATTATGATTGGACTGCCTAGTGATGCTATTTTGCATTATTTATTAATGCTAACCTTATGTAAAGAAATTGGCACAAGCCCTGGGCTCATTAATTTTTCAATAGGCGATGCGCATATATACAGAAATCATTTAAGCAAAGTATATACATTTTTAGAAAGCTCGAAAGGAAATCCTGGAAAAATTTTGCTTAAAAATTATAAAAATATTAATAATTTATGCCCTGATAATTTTAAGCATATTGATTATAACCCTGGACCCAATATAAAATTTGAAATAAATATTTAATTAAAATGAATGAAATTAGCAATTCCTGGAAACTTAAATATTTAAATTTAGCAAAACAAATTTCAGCTTGGAGTAAAGATCCTTCGACAAAAGTAGGGTGCGTAGCAATAGGAAATCATGGCCAAGTTTTATCTCAAGGTTATAACGGATTTCCTAGAGGTATATTAGATTCTGAAGACAAACTAAATAATAAAAATATCAAATATAAATACATGGTTCATGCTGAAATGAATTGTATTTATCACGCTTCAATTAATGGAGTTAGCTTATTAAATTCTCATTTTTTTGTTTATGGTTTAATAATTTGTCATGAGTGCGCAAAAGGAATTATTCAAGTTGGTGTTAAAAAAGTATATATGAAAAAATATAAATCAATACCAGATCAATGGAAAAAAAGCTATGCTTTAACAAAAAAGTTATTTAATGAGGCCGGCGTTGAATTTGAAGAAATATAATTTATAAAAAAATACAGTGTATAATCTATAAAAAATCTATAGATTATATATGTCTAATTTATTTGACAGAGTTAATTACCCCGTTCAAGAACCCGATACTATTGTTATCGGTGATCGCTTAGTTTGGCGCCGAGATGATTTAGCTAATACTTATCCTATAGGGTCCTATGCTTTAACTTATGAATTTCATGAAGATAGCGGCGGAGGCGGATCTCATAAATTTACTATAACCGCAACCGAAGCTGAAGATACTTATTTTATAGAAGTAGCATCATCTACAACGGCAAGCTATACAGACGGCGACTTTATATGGAACGCTTTTATTACAAGATCTTCAGATTCGCAAAGAATCAGAGTTGATACCGGAAGAACAACAGTAGTAAAAAATTTAGCAAATACAAATGCCGATTTAAGAAGCCATGCAAAAAAAGTTTTAGATGCAGTGCAAGCGGTTTTAGAAAACCGAGCTTCTGTTGATCAAGCGTCTTTTTCAATTGCAGGAAGATCTTTATCAAGAATGAGCATAGATGAGCTATTATCTTTTAGAGATAAATACAAAGCAGAGTATTTACAAGAAATTAAAAAAGCAAGAATAAAAAACAAACAAAGATCCGGCAATACAATTGAGGTTAAATTCTAATGGCTTGGTACGATAGATTTCAAACAAATAAAAAAAGAAAAAAAATTTCTTATATAAGAAAATATCAAGGTGCAAATACAGGTAGACTTTTTGCAGATTTTACCCAAACTTCTACTTCAGCTGATGAAGAAATTAAAAATAATTTAAGGCTGTTAAGAGATAGATCAAGAGATCTTGCTCGAAATGATACTTACGTCCAAAGATATTTAAATTTAATGCAATCAAATGTTATAGGAAATAATGGAATTAGATTAAGCATGAAAGCCAGGAATGACGATGGCTCTCTTGATATTGTTGCCAATAGAATTATAGAAGATAAATGGAAAAAATGGTGCAAGCTTGGCAATTGCACAACCAATGGCAGATTGTCTTTTATAGACTGTCAAAAATTATTTATTGAATCATTAGCAAGAGACGGCGAAGTATTAATTAGGCACGTACAATCAAGAGATTCAGAATTTGGTTATCAAATTGAATTTTTAGAAGCAGACCATTTAGACGAAACAAAAAACGATAATTCAAGACAAAATTCAAATAAAGTTAAAATGGGCGTAGAGCTTAATCCTAATAATAAACCAGTAGCTTATTATTTATTTAAAAATCATCCATTTGATAACCAATTTCAATCAACTCAAAAACATATAAGACTAGAAGCTGATAAGCTAATTCATGCTTATATTTCAAATAGGCCAGAACAAAATAGAGGGGTCCCTTTAACCGCTTCTGCTATGTCAAACATAAAACTTTTAAATGGTTATCTTGAAGCAGAAATAGTAGCGGCCAGAACCGCAGCATCTAAAATGGGATTTTTTACAAGCTCTGATGGTGATTCTTATGTTGGAGACGGGGAAGACGAAGAATATGTTCCGATTATGAACGCGGAGGCCGGAACCTTTGAGCAATTACCTAGTGGCATGGATTTTAAAGCTTTTGATCCTGATCACCCTACGTCTGCTTTTGAGCCGTTTACAATTCAAGTTTTAAGAAGTATTGCGTCAGGTTTAAATATTTCGTATCATGCCTTGACCAATGATCTTAGCTCAGTAAATTATAGCTCATTACGCGCAGGCGCCCTGGAAGACCGTGAAATGTACCGTTTATATCAAAGGTTTGTTATAGATCATTTTGTTAGACCAGTTTTTGAAAAATGGTTAGAAATGTCAATATCAACTGGCGCTATTTCAACATCGCCGGCAACAAATCAACCTTTGCCAATGAGCAGGTATGATAAATTTGCAAATGCTGCAAACTTTATTCCAAGATCTTTTTCTTGGGTAGACCCTCAAAAAGAAATGAATGCCGCAATAAATGGTATGCAGTCAGGGCTTGTTTCTTTTCAAGATGTACAATCTAACTATGGGCGTGACGTTGAAGAGCTTTTTGAACAGCATGAAAGAGAACAAGCTTTAGCAAAACAATATGGTATTAAAACAGCTTTTCAGCCTTTTGGTATAAAATTACCAACAGAGCCTGATGTATTAGGTGAGGAAAGTAATGACTAAACCAACACAAAGCATGAAAGTCGAAGCACAAAAAGGCTTGGATTGGCGTGAAGAATTTGGTCGTGGAGGAACTAGAGTAGGCGCAATAAGAGCAAGACAAATAGTTGCAGGTGAAAATTTATCTGATGATACTAGTCCGGATTCTGATTTAATACCAGAAACAACAGGGATAAATGCTGCGTTCATAGCTCCTTCCCCAAAAATTCTCCTAAAGAGATTTGGTAGTTTAAAAGCTACAAAAAAGCAGTCTGAGATCATTCCAGCACCAATAATCCTAGCTATCAATAAGTCTCTTATGTAGCCTAAAATTCTGCTTAATATTGTAAAAAAACTAAATATTGTGGTGGAAGATAGCAAGTTCATAAATAATCTAAATTAAGCCATAAATTTATAGTGAATTAAATTTCTTTATATTACATACTCATAAAATAAAATGCCAAAGAAAACAGAAATAGATCATTATTCAGATAAAGAAGCCCTTGATTTTCATATAAAAGGAAAGTCAGG